GAAACAACGGAAGGTTAACATATGGGGTATACGAAGCGAGATTTTATAAAAGCGGCTTTTGAAGAACTGGGAATAGCTGATTATATCTTTGATCTCGAGGCTGAACAGCTTGAGAGTGCATTACGCCGCCTTGATTCAATGATGGCGTCATGGAATGCTGAAGGGTTAAGAATTGGTTATCCAATTCCGACTAATCCGAACGAATCGGATTTGGACGAATCTTCATCTGTTCCTGACTCCGCAAACGAAGCTATTATCCTTAATCTCGCTATTCGGATAGCCCCGTCTTTCGGCAAAATAAATATTTCTCCAGACACACGTATAAATGCAAAAAACTCTCTTAACGCACTGAGAGCACAAACAGTGAGCATCCCAGAGATGCAGTATCTTACGACTCCTCGCGGCAGTGGACGTAAACCGTACCGTACAAACAGACCTTTTATTGAACCGACGGATGACGCGATCGATGACGGCGAAATACAGTTTTGAGGTGAAAACATGCCTACTATAAATAATTTATCCGCAATAAACAGCCTCACGGGGTCTGATAACTTCCCTGTCTATGATACGAGTAACGGGGATGCAAGGCGTGTTTCGCTTACAACGATTCTTGCGTTTATGCAAGCCAATCTTGACTTTTCTTCACAGGTTTTCAGAACTCAGTACGCCGCCCCTAGTGCGACGGCATTCAGTATACAGTTGAACAATACTGCGGAGAATACGCATCTTATCTTGACCCCAACCGAAGGGTTTACCGACGGAGAAATAGTGCTTCCCGCTGTTTCTATGGCTATTGATAAACAGGAAATACTTGTCAACTGTACGCAAGATATCACCTCTTTTACTGTCAACGGTAATGGAGCAATCGCTGTTACCGGCGCACCGGCGACGATAACGGCAAATAACTTTTTCAGACTTAAATATGATCTCGTAACTAAAACTTGGTATAGAGTAGGCTAATGCTTATCCCAATAATCAGAGGCGTATATACAGATATGAAAGGCGATGTGCGCTTAAAATTCCCTGTCAATATGATGCCGATTATAGAATCCTCCGGTGTCTCAGAAAGCTATTTAAAGCCCGCTTATGGCATCAAAAAACAGTTCACTGGACTTGGAAAAGACCGAGGTGGAATAAACTGGGAAGATTCAATGTACCGAGTGAGCGGAAACTCTCTTGTAAAAATTAATGCAAATGAGGTCTTTTCAATAATAGGTAATGTTACAAATGATTTATCTACGGTCAAAATGGACTATTCTTTTGACCGTTTGGCTGTCGTGAGCACGGGAAATCTTTACTATTATGATGGAATAGATTTTTCACAGGTTACAGACGAAGATCTCGGGAATGTAATAGATATTGTCTGGATTGACGGCTATTTCATGCTGACCGATGGTAAATACATAATCGTTACCGATATTTCCGATCCTTTCTCAATAAATCCTCTCAAATATGGTAGTTCAGAGGTCGATCCCGACCCGATCTATGCGCTTAAAAAACTCAGGAATGAAGTTTATGTTTGCAACCGATATACAATCGAGATTTTTGATAACGTAGGCGGCTCGGGTTTTCCTTTTCAACGTATAGATGGTGCTCAGATTCATAAAGGTGTAGTCGGAACTGATGCTGTTTGCGTTTTCCGCGACTTTATTGCCTTTGTCGGCTCAGGAAGAAATGAAGCTCCGTCAGTTTATATTGCACAAAACGCTGTTGCACAGAGAATATCAAACTCTGAGATCGACAAAAACCTACAGTCTCTTTCCGAAGATGAACTTTCCAAAATCAAGATTGAGACTGTTTTTTATAACAATCAAGATTTATTAATAATTCATTTACCTTCTATAACATATGTTTATGATGGGATAGCTTCGCAAATTCTAAAGGCTCCGATATGGTTTGTCTTGAGTTCTTCAATTGATGGTAAAGCTATTTATAAAGGGATTAATTTCGTTTTTTTTAATCAGAAATATTTCTGTGGAAATATAGATACGGGAGATATTGGTTTTCTCGACAAAAAAGATTTGTCTCATTTCGGAGAGATTGTCGGATGGGAATTCAGCACTGCGATAATCTATAACGAAAATAAAGGGGCGATTATCAATTCTCTTGAGCTCGTTTCTTTAACGGGCAGAAACGATCTTAATACGGATTCCACAATCTGGTCGTCCTATTCGAATGACGGGATGTCATGGAGTCAGCGAAAACCGCTTAGGATAGACAGCTTTGGCAACACGTCTAGGCGTTTAGTTTGGCGTAGACAGGGATATATGCGCAGGATGCGTATACAACGCTTTAACGGTACCTCTGACGCTAAATTAAGCGTCCTAGGGCTCGATATTACAGCGGAGGGGCTTAATGGCTAAGCCTCGCTCGCTATCAAGGGAACAGCTTAGCAAGTTTCTTCCTGATCACGAAAGCATTAAGGCGTTTGAACGAATTATCCAGTTTGTAGGTGTCGACGCTGCGATAGAATCTCAAGACAAACAAATAACCGAAGGTATTATTGATGCTAAAGTAAACAATCTCGCATCTACTGTATCGAATCTGCAAAACGATCTGTTAAACATGATAATAAACAGTCGGCAAGATGCTATTTTGGAAAAGCTCCAGAGTATATCAGATGGGCTAGAGATACTTTGCTCCAAACCATATGAGATAAAAGAAAACTTTACAAATGTCGATTATATAGATTTCAATCCTAATGGCTCCCACGTAACACAGGCATATAGACAACAATGGAATAATGACGACGGAACGTATGATTTTGGTTTACTGAACGGTGTTATTTGGCAGGGTGGCCAAGAAATATTTTATTATGCTAAAAATACTTCAGGTTCTACTATTCTGAACGGCAGTGCCGTGATGTCAGATGGCACAATCGGAGCATCCGGAAAAATAAAGATAGTTCCCGCTATCGCTGACGGCAGTATCGACGCACAACATATGCTCGGTATAGCGACGCAGGATATAGCTAATAATGAATTTGGATACATCACTGCGTTCGGGTTAGTGCGAGGTATAAATACATCCGGTTCTGTATATAGCGAAGTTTGGGCAGATGGTGATATGCTTTATTTTAATCCGAATATCGTGGGCGGGTTAACCAACATTGAACCGATACCTCCTAATTTAAAACTGCCGGTAGCCCTTGTTATTTATGCTACAAACTCAAATGCGGGTTCAATCTATGTCCGCATGACAAACGGACAATACTTGTCCGGATTACACGATGTTTATATCACTTCTCCAATGGAAGGTCAGGTTTTAAAATACGATTCCACTAATAGCCGTTGGATTAATACTGATAAACTGCCACAGCTCTATATCGGCGACTATGACGCCGGAAACTATACTTACATTGATAACGATGGCTTTCAAGAGGATTTTGGCGATTCTCGGACCTATGACGATGTTTATCCATCCGCCGCCTCCGTCGGTGTAGGCGCAAATGCCCCACTTATTACGTCTTATTCCGGCAACCTTCAGGCATATGAATTTGTCGGCGTAGCAACGCTAAAGCAGTTAACTTTTCAATTTCAGTTGTATCATTCTTATGCTGAGGGAACTGATGTTTTCCCTCACATACATCTTTATATCCCCGACGACATAACAGGGGGCAATATTAAATTCTTTTGCGAATATTCATGGTCGAATGTCGGAGATGCCGGGGCGATATCGACAACCACCGTTTCGGGCACTATAACAAGGGGAGCTTCAGAAGGAATTGCTAAAAATGCCGTGCTTTCATTTGATTCGTTAACGGGTACGGGAAAGCAAATAAGTTCTATCCTTACAGCAAGAATATATAGAGATCCCAGTGACATAGAAGATACTTTCGGCTCTTCGGTGTGGCTTTTATCGGCCGATGTGCACATATTAACAAATACCAGAGGAAGTAAAGAGGAGTTCTTAAAATGAGCGTAACCCTTAAGCAGTTTGTTCCGGCTAAAACAATGGAAAACATTGAGACAACACAATATACTGCCGATAACGTTATATCGGTCATTGATAAGTGCACGGTCTCGAATTACTCAGCAAGTAACGTTACCTTCTCAATGAATATTGTAGCGGCAGATGATACGCCCGCCAATTCCAACAAGATTATTGTTTCTCGGACAGTTGCTCCGAATGAAGTTTATACTTGCCCTGAAATGATCGGACAGGTGCTTGTTTCTGGGAGTTATCTAGCTACTATCGCAGGTGCGCCCGATGCACTCGTTATCGCAGTAAGCGGACGAGAAATCACTTAATTATTGAATTCTGGTAAATTAGCTTTATAATAATAACATGCTGAGTAAAGGTTTCCGGCAACCGAAGAGGTAGGAATGATTACTTTACCAGATATTGAAAAGAAAATATTAACATTGCCTCAGTCTGAATGTCCGGTCTCTCATTTCTTTGGAGACAATATATATATTCGTCAAGTAGTTATTCCCGCAGGAACTTTTGCTATAGGACACAAGCAAAAAACAAAACATCTAAACGTGTTCCTTTCAGGTATATTATGCGTAATGGTAGATGGTGTTCCGAAAATTATACATGCTCCTCTTACGTTCGTGTCTGAACCCGGTCAAAAAATAGGTTATGCCGTTACGGATATTGTTTGGCAAAATGTATACGCAACATCGGAAACAGATATTGATAAACTCGAAGAAATGTTTATTGAAAAATCTGAAACATGGAATATCCATAATCAACACCAAGATCATTCTTACACTGAAAAATATCGCTCTGATTATAAAAAATTTTTAAGCGAATATGGTTTTTCAGAAGAACAGATAAGAAAAGACTCCGAAAACAATGAAGATGTAATAGAACTCCCAATAGAGTATCAGCAATTTATACAAATACGGTCTTCATCCATTGAAGGCAAGGGAGTCTTTTTATCATTCCCTGTGCATTCCGGCACTATTATCGCTCCTTGCCGAATAAATGAACAGAGAACTACAGTCGGACGTTATCTTAACCATTCGCCAGAACCGAATTGTGTTTTTTGTACTACAGAAAACGAAGATATTTATATTAAAGCGAATCAAGATATTAACGGATGTATTGGCGGTAGCCAAGGTACAGAATTAACTGTTGATTACCGCCAAATAGGAGAGATTATAAAATGTCAGGTGTAGCAACAGCAGTAGTCGGTGGAGCAGTAGTCGGTGGACTAATAAGCTCTGACGCACAAAAATCAGCAGCCAATACGGCGGCAGGAGCACAGACATATGCGGCAGAATTATCAGTAGAGGAAACAAAAAGACAATTTGATGAAATCCAAAAGCTCTTAGAACCATATGTCTCAACCGGAACTGAATATTTACAGAATCTTGCACAATATACCGTTGGCGGCACAGATGCTCTTAGGCAACAACAGGCATTAACGGGTCTGCTTGGGAATAAAGCTCAATCTGACGCCATAAGAAGTATTGAACAAGGATCAATGTATCAAGATCTCGCCCGACAGGGTGAAGAAGCTATTCTTCAGCAAGCATCGGCTACTGGCGGATTGCGTGGCGGCAACACTCAGGCGGCACTGGCACAATATCGACCTCAGTTGTTACAGTCGTTGATTGAACAACAATACTCTCGCCTTGGCGGATTAACAGCTTTAGGGCAATCTACGGCTCAAAACATTGCATCATTGGGTCAGGCTTCTGCGGCTCAGACAGGAGCCGCAGGGATGCAGAGTGCCGCTAATATATCAAACGCTTTAACGCAGTCGGGTCAAGCACAAGCGGCAGCCGCAATTGCGAGAGGACAGGCAACCGCAGATCTCGCAGGAAGCGTAACTGGCGGTATATCTAATGCCTTGCTATACAATAAGCTTTTTGGCGGTGGTGCAAGTGGAGGATACACTGCTACTCCTATCTACAATGACTTTGGCTCAATGACATAAGGTGATATATGGCGGACTATAGATTAAACATCCCGAATCCCACTAATCAGATAATGCAGAATCTTAATACCTTTATGGGTATAAAGCAATTTCAGCAACAGCAGGAACTGTTCAGACAACAACAGCAAGACAGGGTCGCCGCACAACAGAAGGCTGTTAGACAGGAAGAATCTATGCGTCAGATGCAGGCGGAATTATCCAGTTTTGCATCATTACGGAACCCAACCGCTAGGGATTATCTGGGCATAGTCGCAAAATACCCTGACATGGCNGCCCATTTTTGCGGCTCTTGAAACCGGACAGCCATCAATAGCAAAGGAATTAATCGACGGTCAGGTTACTGCATTCGAAGACGTAGGCGATCAGCAAGCAGTAGCGGGATTACAGGCTTTCTCTAAACTGATTGATGCAAGCCCTGATTCTGCGCGAACTGCCGGAGGGATTTTGCTTGCATCAGTGATGCCGCCTGAAGAGTTCCAGAAGACGTTAACAGGAATTGAAGACGCTAGAATAAAAAAAGCTAAAACACAGGCTGAAATAGAAAATTATGGCGTAGAGAGAGGGTTGACTCGACAGCAGATCAAGGAATCTCAAAAGCGTACAGAAAAGATCGGAGCTGAGATAGCGCAAATAGATATGGAAATGGCGGCAAAAAGAGATCAATCCGGCAGGCTTAAACCTGAGGATAGATTTGATGCTGAAACCAAAACAAGGAAAGAGTACTTTACCAATAATAAGGAATATATCGACGTGCTTAATGCTTACCGCAGGGTAGAGGCTTCGGAGGATACTGCCGCGGGAGATCTCGCGCTAATCTTCAATTATATGAAAATGCTTGACCCTGGTTCTGTTGTACGTGAAGGCGAGTTTGCAACAGCACAAAACACTACTGGAGTACCGGACCGTGTTAAAAACATATATAACAAACTTATTGCAGGAGAACGGTTAAACCCTGCGCAGAGAAAAGGTTTTAAACATCAGTCAAAAGGTATGTACAAGGCGGCAAAAAAAACTCTTGATGAATATAAAGCCGGATTACAACCAATGATTAAAGAATATGGGCTGAATGCTGATAACATTTTTAACGTAGTCGGCGCGGAAGATATTCAGAATTCAGTTACCCCCCCAGTAGCAAGCGATCCATTAGGGCTGAGATAATGATTAAGGAAATCCGCCAGTTTAGAGAAAAATATCCAGCTTATAGCGATATGTCTGATATTGATCTTGCAAATCGTCTGGCTCAAAAATATCCGGACTCATATTCCGATCTGCCTGAAAAAGTTCAAGCGGAAGAGAGTCAGCCAACTTTGCTTCCGGAAGTTGAACCTATAGTTACTCAAGCAGAAGCAAACCCGAATATTACAAAAAACATCGAATCTACCAATATAGTTCAACCATTATCGACACCAGTTCCACAACGTCAAACATCCGTAGAATCATCATCGGTCTTAGACATTGCTAAAGGTGCAGGTGAAACAGCTCTTGCGCTCGGAACGGGCATGACTACGGGATTTGGCGGATATATAGCCGGAACACTTAAAGGTATTGCTCAGTCTATAAGAGAGGGCAAATTCGGTACGCAGGAAGGCGCAGACGAAGTCGAACGCATAGCCAATGAGATGGCATCTCGTTTTACATATGCCCCTAGGACAGAAGAAGGACAAAGATATGT